CTGGCAGAACACCGATATGTCTTACGACGTAGCCATTGGTGGACTCCCATTCTTCTATGCAATCAATGACTCACGCCCTTATATCCGTCAGACTGCACCCTTTCGTAAGGACCAGTTCGACAATGGTAGCGAGCCTGGCGAGCAGTCTCTAACTGGTTGGTGGATTCGCAGCCAAGCATCGTTCCACTCTGGCTCAGGTATCAAATTCTTTGACCCTGCAACAACAGATGAGAACGGGCGCTATCGCTTTGCTGATTCTAAAGGTGTAGATGTATGGACCAAGGGACAGGTAACACTACTCAAGTCTTGCACATCTACTCACACAATAACAGGTCCTATTGCATCTAATGGTGTCACACAGCAACACTTGCGCCCAATTAAATGGAGCACAACAAAAGGCGTATTGTTATTAGATGAATACGATATTGATAAAATTGCAGCAGACGGAACTGTAACTCACTTTGTTGACTACAATGCTGGAACTGACACACCAGTGTATGCTATGTGCGATGACGGTACATACGCCTACTGGATTACCAATACGGCAACCAAGAAGACTGTATACAAGAAGCCATTGACTGGCTCTTCCGCATCCAGCGCGGACGTTGTAACTATGTTTGATGAGATTGGGCTAGTTGTCAACGCAGCAATGGAGTATGTCAAGGACCGTATTGTGCTCTGTGCTGACAACAAGGTATATGAGTTCTCTACATCAGCGAGCGCTATGCCTACCGCAGTCTACACTAATTCAAATACTGGACACGTTTATACATCAATAGCAGCATCGGGTCCCGCTATCTATGTTGCTGGTTACAATGGTATTCAATCAACCATACAAAAGTTCACACTATCTACCGCTGGAGTAATGCCTACTCTTACATCAGCAATTACCGCAGCAGAACTTCCAGTTGGTGAAATTGTCCACAAGATTCATTATTACCTTGGCTATATGTTGATTGGCACTAACAGAGGCGTACGCGTGGCAGCAGTATCTGACCAAGATGGCTCACTCAACTATGGTCCACTTATCGTGGAAACATCACAGCCTTGTTTTGACTTTGCTTCCCGTGACCACTATGTATGGTGTGCCACAGGAGTAGCAGGTGAGCCTGGGGTAATCCGCATTGACCTATCTAATGAGTTAGAAACCCTGCGCTTTGCTTACGCTAACGATTTATATATAGATGGCGTTACTGGATATAAGACAACAGCGTGTGCCTTTATTGGTAACGATGACCCAACGGTAGCGGATAGACTTACATTCTGCACAGCAAATACTGGAACAGCAGATGGTACTATCTACATTGAAAGCGCATCAACTCTTCGCACATCAGGCTACCTAACTACAGGTAATATCAGGTATGGAACTCTTGAGCCTAAAAACTTTAAGCGTTTGCTTGGACGCGGTGAGTTCACCTACGGCTCAATGACTCTTGAGACTGTGGACAAAGAAGGTACAGAGTATGACCATATCTCATACGATGCATCTATCGACCCTATCGAAGTAACTACATCCTCTCCTGCAACAGCGCAGGAATATGTAGCCTATAAGTTTATCCTCTATCGTGACGGCACCGATAACACCAAGGGTCCTGTATTCAAGGGCTATCAGGCTAAGGCAACTATTGCTACACCTCGTCAACGTGTTATCCAGTTCCCTGTTTACTGCTTTGATTTAGAGACCGACAGATATAATTCAATGGTTGGATACGAAGGCAAAGCCTTTGAAAAGATTCAAGCACTTGAAGATGTAGAAGAATTGGGTGACGTACTCACCTGGCAAGACCTAACTACTGGCGAATCTCGTCAAGCAGTTATTGAACAAGTATCATTTCAGCGAGCAACACCACCTGACAAGCGCTTCAGCGGCTTCGGCGGTGTCATCAACATAACCATCCGTACCGTATAACTCTTAGGAGCGCAATCAATGACCGCATCAAACTGGGCTGGACTAATCGTATCAATCATTGCAATCGTCACCGCATTTGCTGGAAGCGTGCGCTGGTTAGTTAAGCACTATCTTAGTGAACTCAAGCCGAACTCTGGGAGTTCATTAAAAGATTCGGTCATTAGACTCGAGGAAAAGGTAGAGATTCTCTATCAGATTATGATTCAAAGGGGAAGGAATGAATGAAACCTGTAGCCAAGAAAGCGACACCTGCTGCGATTGCTGTGCTTCGCCAAGCGACTGCGCTATTTCCGAAGAGGAAGAAAGCAAGTGACGGTTTACTTCCATCTAAGGAGCATCTCAAGCAAAACCCTAACTCTGACCATAACACTGGGTACGCTGTAGATTTAACCCACGACCCAAAGAACGGAATCAATTGTGTTGATTTGTTCATTAAGTTGCAAGACGACAAGCGTGTAAAGTACCTGATATTCCAGGGTAAAATTTGGTCCCAGAAAAACGGGGTCAGCGTTTACACGGGCTCAAACCAGCATAACAAGCACATACATATTTCAATCAATGACAACTCAGGTGATGACGATTCGCCCTGGTTTCCTTGGTTGGGAGACGCTAAAGCAGTAGGCAAAATTGTTTCCAAAGTAAAACCACTACCAAAGAAGGATACCAAATGAAGAGATTCAAATTATCTGAGAAGCACAAGAAAGCTCTCAAGGACTACGCGCTGGCAGTTGTGGCTGCTGCTGTGACTATGGGTATCGCACTCGTCACAGATATGGCACCTCAGTACGCTGTAGTAATCGGCGCATTAGCTGCACCATTGACCAAATGGGCTAGCAAGAACTCAAAGGACTACGGTCCTGGCTCTGCAGAGTAGCCTTTATAAGCCCTAGAAGGGCATTTTAAGACAAGAAGACCCCCAACCCTAGCATCACTGCTATGGAAGGGGGTCCTTTTGTCATTTCTAGCCAAGCAAGTCCGACCACCCCTGGTGGCAGGAGCTAGAAATTCTAATCGTCGTCAGCCTCTAAATCCTCAAGGTATTCAGAGTAAGCATCCCAGTCTTTCTTGTGTCGGTAGTTGTTGTATCTATCTACAATCTCGTAGACTACATCACGAATCGCTAGTGCAACTAGCGCACCTATAATCACTTCAGCCATTATATCCCCTTATAATATATATATTATATAATATATATAAGACCCCTTCGGGGTCTATATATTATATTATTATATATAATTATACACATGAGTCTGAACCTAGAAGGTAGGCTGCTAACCTACATGGCCTGACCGATGGTGTATACTTACACCACGATGATACAACTCGGAGAATATACATTACCTGAGCATGTCTCATATTCTGCGTTCTCGACCTATGTGGATTGTGGGTACCAGTATTACCTGGGCCGACTCCTGATGGTACCCGAAGCGCCATCTGTTTGGTCGGTAGGTGGGTCAGCATTCCACCGTGCTACCGAACTATGGGATTTGGAGAACGTATGATACATGAGCTGTGGTCTAAAGCATGGGCCGAAGAACTTGGTGACACCGACTTAACCAATGCACGTGTTGGCGGTAGGGCAACCAAGGCAAACCCTAACAAGGAAGACGAATCCTTTTGGCATGAGTCAGGTCCTCGATGGGTGCAAGCCTACATTGATTGGCGCAAAGCCAATACTGATTGGAAGATATGGAAGACACCGCAAGGTGTACCTGCCATCGAACTTGAAATGTTACCCAAGTTTGCTGGTGTTCCTGTTAAGATGATTCTCGATAGAGTCTTTGAAGTCAATGGCGAACTCGTTATCGTCGACTTGAAGACATCTCAACAGACACCTTCCAATACATTACAACTTGGTTTCTACAAGATTGGTTTACAGAAAACCTTTGGAGTTGATATCAAGTGGGGCACGTACTTCATGGCACGACAGCATGGAGTCTCACCGCTAGTCAGCCTCGACCAGTACACAGAGGAGAAGCTGGAGTACTTGGTAGATGGATTTGACAGAGCACGCAAGGCAGGTATATTCTTGCCTAACACAAACAACTGCCAATATAAATGTGGACTAACAGCACACTGTCAGTTCTCAACAAAGATAGGATAAACATGGAAGACTGGAAACTACAGGTCTCTTACAAAACACCAGCAGGTGACATGATTAATATTCGTGCTAACACAGCCGATGAACTAAGCGTGTTGCTTGAAGGTGTCGGGGACTACTCTACACAAGTTGCATCTGTACAGCGATTGGTTGTTGGTGCATATAACGCGGCCCCTTTGGGGACCACTGGTTCAACAGCAGGCACAACGCCCTTGCAATCCTCCGCTCCAATCCAGCAGGCAGCAGCATCCGTTGGAGCGCCACCGTCCGCGGTAACTCCATCAGGAACAGCGAGCCCGACTTGCGTTCACGGGGCGAGAATCTTCCGACAGGGAGTGAGCAAGACAAGTGGGAAGCCTTACGCTTTCTGGGCATGTCCGACACCTCAGGGCACACCTGACCAATGTAAGCCAGTAAACTAATAATATGATTGAGCGTAGCCATCGTTACACACCAGAATGGTGGCTACGTTCTTTCTTTCTAGAAGGGGATGATAAATGCGTACACTTGTCAGAAGCGTTGGTCGCACCAGTATCGGTGGCGAACCACTCCCTAGTTGCTTTAAGGCGTTCGAATCGAACAAGATTATCATACGCCGAAGTGAAGTTTCAATGTTCGCAGCAGCGCCAGGTGTAGGTAAGTCCACACTAGCACTTGCTTTAGCTTTGAAGATGAGAGTACCGACTCTCTACATATCAGCAGATACCAACGCACACACTATGGCCATGCGATTGGCCTCAATGATTTCAGGTAAGTCACAAGGTGATGTTGAATCACTGATGAATACTGACCATGGCTGGACCAAAGCAACACTCTCACGTGGCTCACACATTGTGTGGTCATTCGAATCAGCACCATCATTGCAAGACATTGACGAAGAAGTTCAGGCATTCGAAGAACTATGGGGATGCCCACCAGTTTTGATTGTAGTAGATAACCTAATGGATGTAGCCACCGATGGTGGCGAAGAGTTCGCATCAATGCGTGCGATAATGAAGGAGTTGAAGTATCTTGCTAGAGCAACTAATGCGGCCGTTGTCGTCCTACATCACACATCGGAGGCTGTCCAAGGCTCTCCATGCCAGCCTCGAAGCGCTATCCAAGGAAAGGTTGCGCAATTACCCGCACTCATATGTACGCTTGGAGTTGTCGGGACTAGTATGGGAGTTGCGCCTGTCAAGAATAGATACGGCCGCGCCGATGCGGGCGGAGGATTAATGACATGGGTTGCATTCAACCCTGAGTACATGTTCATCGACGACATTCCAGAAAACGTATAATGACAACTATCAAATCACACAAAGCAAGAGGAGCAGGATATGAAATCGACATCACAAAAGAATTTAGAAGACTTGGATATGACGCTGAGCGCCTTGCAAGGAGAGGTAGCAAAGATGAAGGTGATGTTGTCATCCGTTCGGACTTCATTGGTGGAACAATCGGCATCCTTGAATGCAAAGCTCCAGGAGCTAGCAACCGAATCGACCTCAGCGGGTGGACGAAAGAGGCGCAAGTTGAAGCGGACAACTACGCAGAAGCAAGAGGGTTGGACCGTAGCGCGATTCTTCCAGCGGTAGTAATTAAAGCACGTGGTAAATCAATACAAGATTCTTATTTAGTACTAAGGTTAGGAGACGTCTTTGGTGACTGAACTTCCCAGTATTAAAGCAGTACTTGAACACTATGGTGCAACGCTAAGGCGTGACCATGGCCAGGCTAATCTACGTTGTCCCTTCCATGGTGACAGCCATCAGTCAGGCACAGCAAACTTAGATAAGAATCTATTCGTTTGCTTTGCATGTGGAGTACAAGGTAATAGTTTACAAATCATAGCACAGCAGGAAGGAGTGAACATACGTGAAGCAGCGAGAATCGCAGAAGGATTTGCTGGGACAAGCAACACGCAAGTACCAGGAAAGCATTTATCTGGCCGAAGATTACCTAGCAAGTCGGGGAATTCCAATCGAAGTAGCACGGCTGGCGCGATTAGGCGTAGTCGAGGAGCCTGAGACTGGACACGAAGCGTATATCGGTCGTCTATCTATACCTTATATGACCAAGACTGGTGTAGTAGATATAAGATTTCGCTCATTAAATCCTGCAGTTGAACCAAAGTATATGGGCATGACAGGTAGTGACACAAAGATGTATAACGTACTAGACATTGAAAGGGCGGGTGATTGGATTGGCGTTTGTGAAGGAGAGCTCGATACTATCACACTCAGCAGATGTGTCGGTATCCCTTGCATTGGAGTTCCAGGTTCGAATTCATGGAAGAAACACTACACAAGATTACTCGCAGATTTTGAAAGAGTATTTGTATTCGCTGACGGGGACCAACCTGGCAAAGAATTTGCAGCGGGACTTGCCCGTGAACTTCCAGTTACTATCGTCTCCATGCCAGACGGCGAGGATGTCAATTCTGTCTACGTCAAGTTCGGTGCGGAATACATCAGAGAGAAAGCAGGATTAACTAATGAAGCCGATTAAGCCATGCCCTGAGTGTGGTGAGCAGTTCGACAATGTGTTCGATGCAACTGACCACCTGCTTGAGGATGACGAAGAGTTTGACCCTGCACTTATCCTACCTAATGGCTATCGGTTAATGATTGGTTCGCTACTGCGTTGCATGTATCGCTACGCTGATGATGCAGAGAAGATTAAGGACTTAACCCAAGACACGTACATGACTCTCTTTACTGTTGAGATGGAACCCGATACAGTTGTTGAAGTCATCGAAGAAATGATTGTTGGTTCCAGCATGGCGGGATTAGATGAAGAACTTAAACAACTGCTCGAAGGCGGAGAGTGAGGAAGCGTGGCAGATAATACAGCACTTGGTGAGTCAAGGTTTTATGGTGACTCAAGCACACATGGAGAACCAAAGTCTTATACTCCAGTTAAAGATTCCGATGCTCAGTTCCTAGATGACTTGGAAGATACATTCAACGAGTTGTATCGATTGCTTGTTAGCAAGCATGAAGACTACGGCCCAACGAATATATCTAAGAGCCCAGGCGGGCCCATCAATGGCCTGCGTGTACGCATGTGGGATAAGTTTGCACGTATCAATAACCTAGTAGATAATAGTAAAGGACCACAGCACGAAAGCCTTGAGGATTCCTTCAAGGATATGGCTAACTATGCAATCATAGGATTGCTAGTACTGAGAGGACATTGGCCTAATGACTAACAAGAGTTCCTTTGATTTGGACTTCGGCTATGGCCGTAAAGGTGAGAAACTTGTAGAAGAGTTGCTTACTGGTGGCAAGACTGTTGAAGTTAAGCGAGACAGAAAGTGGTGGATTACCAACAACCTTTACATTGAGGTAGAGTGTTGGTTCATGAAGTCTAAATCTTGGGAGCCGTCAGGTTTGATGGTTACTGAAGCGGCATACTGGGCGTTCGTGCTAGAACAATCAGTGTTTATTGTGCCAACCCATATCCTTAAGAAGGGTGTTCTTGAACTAGGCAGAGAAATCTCTTGCGAGATTCCACCTAACAAGAGCAAGGGCTATCTGATTACTGTAGAAGATTTACTTACAATGACCCGCAAATACAAGAATGAGAAAGTTGATGATGGACTGGGCGCGAATTGAACCTTGGGATTATATTGTAGTCGCTGTTGCTTCTGAGTATCATAAGAAGTTTAGCATGATTGAACTCGAAGATATAAAGCAAGAGCTGTATCAGTGGTTTCCTGAACACCCCAATGACTTCAAGAAGTGGGAAGAAATGGGTGGCAAGGATGCCAAGAACTTAATCTATCGTAGCCTACGCAATAAGGCTTTAGATTATTGTCAGTACTGGAAGGCAAAGACACTTGGCTATGAGACAGCAGACCTGTACTACTATGAACCCGTAGTGGTGGAAGCCTTGCTTCCTGCTGTAATCCGTGAAGAGTGGGGTGTAACCCATAAACTTAATCTTGGTAGGCCAGGTCGTCCTATTGCACCTAGCGAGGGCGGTAACTTGCAGGCTATGATTATAGAGATTGACTCCGCATACCACAAGTTAAGTAAAGAAGACAAAGCTTTACTATTCTTGCGATATGCAGAGTCAATGGAGTATGCGGACATTGCTAAGGAATTAGAAATCCCTAGCGCAGACGCTACTCGCATGCGTACAACGAGAGTAATACGCAAACTGGTAAAGATTATGGGTGGCTATCGTCCATACCTAGACAAAGATTCTCCAGATGATGTAACTGAGGAACCAAATGAACTTGTAGGCGAGGATGATGCCACCTATGAAGGCGGCTACAGCGAAGAAACCTCTGATGATTCCGAGGATTTCTCTACTCATCTATGAACTCGTCCTCGATGTCATCGAATTCGTAGTCTTCTAGTGGGCCCTCTTCGCCCTCCCACAGATACTCAAAGAGAATGTCGATGTTGTCTGCAATGCAGTCATCTTCAGTCTCATAGTCTGCCCAGTTAGGCACGTGCTCACGCACGATAGCAGTTACTTCTTCTGCTGTCAAGTCTTGCATTGCCATTATTTAATCCACTCCCCTCGCTCTACACATTTAGTGTAGGGCATCATAGTTTTAGTTCCTGCGTTATAGGCATAGCTAGTTTCTTTCTTCAAGCAAGGGCCTTCTTCCTCTTCTTGAGAGGCTGCCCCAATAACAACTGCAACAGTTAGTACAGTCATTACCGCAGCACCAATGATGTACAGCAACCCGTCACCATCTAAAGCCCTAGCAACAAAGAAGAACAATAGTGCAATCCACCCACAAATAAGTGTTGCTTGTAATATATAACTAAACATCGCTCAACTCCTTCTCGATAGCCTGAATAGTTAAGCATGGGTAGGACATCATTCCGTCCCCGAACCAGCACCCACTACATAGGTGCTCGTTTCCTTCTATCGGCTTATGCAATCCTACAACTGCACGAAGTGCATCGTGTCTAACCTTAAACTCAGCAAGCCCAATAGTTTCTGGCAAGTTATTTATCTTTTCCAACAATTCATCGTGCGTCATGCTACCCTCCCGTCGAATAGAAGCCAGTCCCGTTGAACTTGACTGGCGTTGGATTGATTACTCTACGCGTTGGTTGTGCGCAGTATTGGCAAGGCGGATAGATATCTCTATCATCTACCTTGCGCTGATGTTCCTCTGATGTGCCACAGGTGTCACACTTATACTCATAGTTAGGCATCAGGTGCTACCAATGTTAGTGGCCACTGTGGTGGCTCAGAGTATCTCCATGGGTCAGGCTCAAATGAACTCACAAGCTCGGAGATAATTTGATTTCGTTCCTGCTCTTTGACTAGTTCATGTAGGTACTTATGACTATTCATAATCTTCCTCCAGGTTAGGTGGTGTTGGTGCGGTCGCTAGTGTACCACACTCTGCGCACTCCATGTCTAGGAAGTACATAGTAATCTCACCATTGTCGCTGTCGAACATAGTTTTTACATTCCATATCTCACACCCGCAAGGGCATACTGAGGTTGGTTCACCTCGTATGTCCATAGCCTTGGTGTAATCAGGCTTCATCTCTGTAATATGTTTAGTCACTCTTGCCTCTCCTCTCGTTTGCGTGAACTGACTTAACATGGTATATCTTTACAGGCTCGGTTGCGTTAGCGCAATCAAGCGGTGTAAGGTGGAAGTGGGTAGGCTTTCTTGTCCTACCCCAACCAGTAGGGATAGAAGCGACTGTGTTTGCCTCACCGACAATCTCCTTGCCACATGAGTCGCACATCGTACGCTTATCTTTAGTTATCATTAGTGGTAGTTATTCCTCTTGAAGAACGCCCATGCGTTGCATGGTGTATCATATCTGTAGTAGATATAAGCCAGTCCTCGTTCTATTTGCCTCGTTGGAGGTGTTGCAGGGTCAAGCCCTAACAGTTGCGGGATACCACCAGCGTTCTTCCCCATAACTTTGATGGTATTGTATGCCTCGGGATTCCATGCGGATTCCTTGCCCCACAATCTGGTAAGGCATGACCACTGCTCTTCTTGCCACTCACTTAGTTGGTCTCGGGCATAAGCCTTACTGTCTGCCTTACTCCATTCACTCTGCACGCCCTTGAATTGTGTTGGTGCGTTTGATGGAGGGGCAAACAGGAAGAACCCTGCAACCACTAACAGCAAGAATACTATTGCTTTCATTTTACTAAACTCCTTATGTTGAGTGCCGTCTGTATGCGTGCCTTCCTATCGGTCGACGCTTTGAAGGTATCGGCTAGCAGAATGCGCTCACCTGGAAGTAAGCCACCCCATATGCCATAGTCTAAGTTCTCTTCTTTCATGCCTTCGGATAGACATTTGGTACGAATCGGACATTTGGTACATATCTCCATAGCAATAAGCATGTTAGCTCGTCGTGCCTCGAACTTCTTGTTAGGGTTGGTGCTACCTAAACGCTTCTCGAACAAATCACCTGAGTCCTCGAACCATAGGTCGGGGTTAGGGTGTGTCGTACATAGTCCTGTCATGTTACTCATTTCCATGGTGAATGCACCACCTCGTTGTCGTATCCACATGTTGAGCATGTGAACCAGTATGTTGAGCCGTCATCTTCCCATTCCTCATTCTCTGCTTCGCATTCTTCTGCTTCACATAGTACCACATACTTAGCCATTAGTCAATCTCCCTCCGTGTAGTGACTGTATAGGTTATATGGTGGCACATCTTGTCGTCGCCAACCATTACAGAACTTATCATCTGTGCGTGGATGCCAGCCTGATAGGTCGTAGTGCGGGAAGAACTTGCTCATCATTCTATGCGCACATTTGTGGCATAGGTTGAACTCGAACTCCTTGCTATCGGGATAGATAGTATCTACATACTCGCCATACCCACCGCTTACCTTGAAGGTTAGCATGTTATCGAATGTGCCGTAGTATTTATCTGCGTGCATGACCAAGAAGCATGAGTCACATTTCTGTGTCATGTTCTCGTTGGTCTCGATAATTTCAGCGCGTGTAGGTTTGCGTGCCATAGTATATCCTCTCGTTGATATAAATAATGAACAGTTTTAGTTCATGTTCAGGAACGCACTTGCCTCGCTGCAGCACTGGCAGTAACTCTAGTGAGCAGTTTAATGACATGCTCAGGTCAGTTGGTTACGCCTCGAATACAGTCGAGACATACCCGTCAAGGCGTGCATGGGTGGTGATGAGACCCTTGCTACCAGTCAAGTGCTTATAAGTGCCGTCGCCCAGCGACACCCACATTGACTTAGCCTTGAAACGATTTTGTGTAGGCAGAGCCTTCACCACAGTACCACGCTTAGGGTAATCTGATGAAGTGTCTACCGATAGTGCGAGGTATGCTACCTCGGAAGCGAGCGCAGAAATTTCATCTGCGATTTCTTGAATCTGTGTTGCTGACATGTGTTACCTCTCGTTAGTTGGTGTTACTCCAGCATGGACTTTCCATGTGGAATTATAGTGTGAACAAGTCGCTAAGGTCACGCTTAGTAGACCAGTTCCTGTCGGGTGTGTAGCATAGGCAGTCTATGATATTGGTATCACAGTCGAAGCATATCTCACACGCTACGCAGTAGTATGGGTTCTCGTATATGTCCGTTAGCATTTCGCAGTTAGGACATACATCTAATACTTCTTCGCCTTCTTCTTTATAGTAATGCTCGAGTGCATAGTCATACGCTAGTCGCTCGGATTCGTCCAAGCCCCTACTGGGTGCTGACCATACTTGAGCTGGTGCGGTATAGGTGGTGCGCTTGTGCGACTGATTACTCCACCATACACCATTGTTATCCCATGAACCTAGGTTCTCATTGACTAGGTAGATTTGGTGCTTGGCACTAGGGTCTAGGGTTAGGATACATATCTTGCTACCGCTAGCCCACTTGCTAACCATAGTCCATACTGTATCGTCATCTAGAACTGATACGCCACCCATAAGTGGGAGTGTATCTTCTGCAAACACACGCGTATCGCTACGCTTGTCTGCCTTGTCAATCGTTACATCTAGTATACCATTGTGTGCTAGATATGTCAAGTCACTACCGCCGACTTGAAATGGGTGGCAGTTGGCTTCGTTCTTGACACCATGCGTTGCGTATCGTGCATGCCACATGGCGTAGCCGTTAGGGTACTGCTTGCGTAGTTCTAAGAACCGCGCAATAGATTTCTTGGCAGACATGCTACGCTCGGAGATAATCTTATCCCCTGCGATAATGGCGAAGCCGTAACCATGTGGGTTACTGCAAGCACCATTGTGTAGGTCTGTCTTGGTCGGTGTGCTATTAGGTTCACACACCACAAGGATACACATACATCACCTCATGCATTCTCTAGTGTTGGCTTGGTTATGTTGATACTATCTATCTTGTCGAGTCGATAGTATAGGTCGGGATATAGTCCGTTATTATCTCGTACATAATCGGCGAACCATGCCCAATCTAGCGCACCTAACTTGACTTCATCAAGTCGTAGGTCTCTAGTATATTCTACCATTGCTTGCACTAGGTCTAGTGCTGATAGAATTGTGCTGGTGTTCATAGTGCCACGGAAGAACCGCAGTTCTAGTGTGGCTTGGTTCTGCGTATTGACCGCAGAATATCTCTCGGTATGGTGACGGCGTGGGTCTCCTACCTTGTGCTTGAATGACTTGACTGGCATGTCATACTCATTGAAGGTATAGACATCATTGAACCTAGCATAGTCAGACTTGCGACCCGCAAACTTCATCATCTGCGGTGCGTTGGAATAGACAAGGGATATGAAGCGGTGCGTGTGTGCGCCACTACTGAAGCCTTCGCGGGAGACATGAATATGTAGCCCGCATGACTTGGTATCCCATGACCTAGCATTGTGCTCGGTGCGTAGTTTATTTATCGTATCCCATAGTATATCACTATTCTCACGATATTGCAAGTGAGTATGTGGTTGAGTCACTATCTCGAAGCCACCATATCCGTCACGATTTATACTGGCATCATACTTGATGATACCTATATCTCCGTTGGATAGTGCTTGAGAAGTGAACTGTGCGGCAGTATCTATGTTGCCATGTATCTGTGTCTCCAACTCGAAGCCCATATAGACTCCGCGCTTGGAGTGACCATGGAATACAAGCGGTGGCTTGCATGAGTATTCATGGATAATGTTGCGACATCTGCATGAGCGACCTGCTAAATCGCTTCCGTCACTCTCGCAGTTGCTACACTCGTTACCTTCACGATTATATTGGTCACAATCGTTGCAGTACCATGCGTAGCGACTAGTGCAGTTATCGCACCATGTATTATCATCTACCATGAAGTAGTCGTCTCGGTCACTATAACTAGTGCCACAAGGCTCACAGTAGAAGGTGCAATTCTCGTAGCAATACTCGCACCATGACTCGCCGTCTACATAGTAATCTTCGCCAGCGAAGGCGTTTTGGCAACGCTCGCAGAACTTACCACAGTCTGAGCAATAGTAGTTACTGCCGTCATTAACGGAGTCATCTATCGAGGATAGTTGCTCGCAATCCTCGCACCATATTGTGCAATTCTCGCAAGCAATATCGCCGTTAGCGAAGTTGCGTTCATCACCTTCATCTATCATGTCGCTACATAGGCTACATATGATAGGCTCTTTATCTTCCATATTCACTCACCCCCTTCCTGTATGTTGTAGGTGTAGTATAGCATGGTGTTATGCCCTTGTCAAGTTCTTACTATCTAGGATAGCGTCACTTATCTTGGAGCGTAATACCATAATCTCTTGTGCTAGCACCAAGAACCCGTTGCGCTTGTGCGCTTCTTGCTCGGTGCGTAGTGCCATGCGTATGACTTCGACTTCTCTCGGAGTCAAGTCTAGTAGTAGGTTATCGCTCATGGCGATTCAATTGCAGTTGCAGGTATTCCACCCTGCGGGTAAGTTTCGCGTTAGCGATAGCCGTAGTGATTACTAGGGTCGTGGAGACCGATAGTATGATGATGATAGCGAGCATATCCCATGTCGTAATCATCTTGCTTGTAGCCCTTTCAGGCGTGTCTGCTTGGTGGCGGGTTGCCATGGGGTTGCGAGTAGGTTGGCTTGGAATAGTGCCTTAGCACTTTCCCTAGCGAGTAACCACTCACTTGCCCGCGCTTCCGCCATTAGGCGTTGCGTTGGTGTCATGCTTCATCACCTTTCGTTGGTAGGCAAGGGCATGGTGGATATATGCCTAGTAATAGTCTGCCACAATTAGGGCAGGTGTAGAACTTAGGCTTATCCATAGCCTTACCTTTCGTGCGTTATGCCATAG